GCTAGACAGAGCTCGTTGATAATTTTCAAGATATTTTTTGAAATAAGAACTACGCAATCTACGCAGTTCTATATTGAGATAGTTTAGAATGGCTTCAATCTCTTGCAATTGATTAAACCGTTGTTCAACAATGCCCGGCATTTCTGCCGCTGCTCTTTCAACATTGCCTTTAAGTTTTACTTCTATTCGAGCATTAGAAAGTTCTGCTTCGAAGTGAGCAATGGCATCAGGAATCTTAGAAACATCTCTCGATATTTCACTATACCAACCCATTACCACTCCTCATCTTCGTCGTCAAATGACTCGTTGTCCAAATCCAGATAGTAGTTAATTGCATTGTCAAGATCATTGCAGTTGCCAAGTGCGTTTTTAAAATGTTCATCATCTGCGCCATAATCTGCACACACATCAACATAACGTTCTGCAACAACTTCAATGTTTTTCTTGTCAACACTGTCTTTAAAAACTGTCCAAATATCAACAATTTGCGATTCATCCATTTACAGGCTCCTCGATAGTTTGGTTTGTCTCATCCTGGATATTTACCTTTTCATCGGCAACATTAACATGATCTGACATTACCATATCGAGTATTTCACCTGTCCAATTCTTACGATATTCTTTGTGTTCTTCGCCTTTTGAATCAATATATTTTAGTCTGTTTCCGTCTTTAACTAAAACACCTTTCTTTTCAAAAAGGTCAACAAGGCCACTGTACGGATTCATACCAGTTTCGTAAGGAATCTTTACTTGCACACCTTCAAACGGTTTTGCATAACGTGTTTTCATAACCTTACAACCTGCTCTAATACCACGTACTTCGCTGATTTTGTTTCCATCTTCATCTTCTTTTAGTTTCAATTTCTTCATTGCAACTACAATAGAGGACGCATAGATAAAGCCTTGACCGCCTGAGATTTTATCATCTGGATCAAACATATCTTGCGATGCATATGTGTGGTTAGTACATACAAGTCCTACATTGTGTGAACCAATCATGTTAACTGTATTACGAACTAGTGAAGTCAATGCTTTAGGCTTACGACCCATATCACCTTTCATATCACCTTTATTAAACTGATCAACATCTGTAGGTGTTAGCAACATACCTAAACTATCAATAACAAACAGCACCTTAGGACGATCTTCTTCATCCATTGCTTTGTAGTCTGCCATAAATGTTGAAATAGTTTTTGCAACATCATCGATCATTGACATGTTTAGTTTAAGTAGTTTATCTTCTGAAGTATCTACATCAAGTGCATGTAGCCAACTTTCGTCAAGTGCGTTCTCTGAGTCAATAAGCACAACAAAGATGCCTTGTTCTTGTGCAGCCTTTACAATATTACCTGCACAAATATAAGATTTGCCTGCACCGCTTTCGCCTGCGAATACAGTCACCTTACCCATAGGAACACCTTTGTTAAAGTCTCCTGAGATAAGATAGTTGAGTGCATAGTTTCCTGTACTAATCCAATCAGTAGGATCGTTAAATCCTGCACTCATACCTGAAATAGATTTAGTTAATTGTGTCCGAAATTTGCTCGGATCAAACGATTTAGCCATTATATCTCCTTATCAAATTGTGGGGGGATTTCTCCCCCCAATGTGCTATTAATTGTTTTGTCTTGAACGAATCATTGCAAGAATATCTTGTGCGTTATTCTCTGATTCTGCTGGCTTAGACTCTTCAGCCTTAGGCGCAGGAGTCGCTTCAGCAACAGGAGCAGTCTCAGCTGCTGGTGCTGGAGTGTCTGCTTTAGACTGTTCAGTTCTTGAAGTTGCAGTACCGTTTGAAGATGATACATTTGGATCACCTGTACGTGCTGCCATGCCCGCTGGACGGAAATACTGACCAAAACGATCAGCATCATAAGCCTCGCCATCAACAGATGCTTCAAACATTTCCTTCATTACCTTAATTTCTACATCAGTAGGTTTCTTAGGTAGGAAGTCTCCCAAGTTAAACAAACCATGTGTGTTTACTGCTTGCATCTCTGCATCACCAAGTGGACGCTCTCTACGAGCCCAGTTTGATGTTGAGTAGTCTGCATAACCACCTTTGGTTGTCTTTGCAAGACGGAAGTCTACACCAGCAGTGTAATCTGTTGGCAGTTCTTCCATGTCTGGATCCATTAATGCCGCTTTGATAATTTGGAAAATTTGTGGACCAATGATAAATCTACGGATTGGATTTTCCGGAGTTCTATCTTCTTGTAGTGGTGTGTCAGCTACAAAGCCTTGGAATACGTATGAACGCTTTTTCCAATACTTACGACCCATATCTTCAAGACTTGGATCTTTAAACCAACCGCGTACCTCATTCAAGATATCGCATGTTTCACCATACATTTCCATACATGGAATTTGTACCTGTACAGGACGTGAATCAGTTTCACCTTTAATTCCTGCAAATGGAAGTTTAATCATCAAACGTTCTTTCCAAAAGAAAGTGTTTGA